GATCTCAAAACTAAATGTGATAATAGTGTACTAAAAGGTAAATGGGTTAAAGTACGTAATATCGATTTTACCTGTTATATACCGTTATTCACATTTAATAAAAATCCTCCTTTTGATCCAGAAACAGACGTATATGGTGGACAGTTAAATTTTAATTTCTTCAAATATACAATTGAACCAACAATGGGACGACTATTAGTCTTTCCATCTGCTCCTAATTTTACACATACACACGAACCTGTCAAAATAGGTTCATTTAATTACATAAAAATATTCCTTACATGCGATAAACCATATGTTTATGATTTAGCGAAATGGGATAATATTCTATAAACTTTGGAGTTAATAAATGTATAGCCCTAACCCTAACGTGTACACAACAATTACGACTGGTACAGTTATGGATACCAGTGACCCTCAAGGTAAAGGACGTATCAGAGTTTATTGTCCTGATTATGGTGATTTACCTGGAACAAAAGTTGAAGCTTTACCTTGGTGTAGATATCTTTCACCGTTTGGGGGTATGGTAACTTCAGATGATATGACTCGAGGACCAAAAAACAGTAAATCATCTGGTTCTGTCGCATATGGTATGTGGGCTGTACCAAAAGTAGGTGCAATTGTTGCTATTATGTGTATCAATGGTGACCCATCTCGTAGACTATTCATCGGTTGTTTACCTCCAGATAACGCTGAACATACAATGCCTCATGGTAGATATCTCGGTGAAGATGGTGATGGTCCGTTTTCGAGTACGGAACAACCTATTGAACCGTTATACAGTAATATGAAAAAAGCTTTTGGTAGTGATAAATCGAAACACGAATTTAAATCACGTGGAGCTGATAGTAGTGTTACAGGATTAACTCAAGACAGTATTGATCGTAAACTAACAACATCTGGTCAAAAAGATTCAAATACCGGGTTCAAACAATCAAGGTTACATCCAGATAAAAAGAGTGATGCTACTGGAACGACATTTGATTCACAAATTTATTCATTAACAACACCTGGCTTTCATTCTATATCAATGGATGATAGTGTTGATAATGGACGTATTAGAATTCGTACTACTTGTGGTCATTCTATTATTATGGATGATACAAATGAGCGTATCTATATCAATACAGCTGAAGGTAATAACTGGATAGAAATTGATCAAGATGGTACGATTGACATCTATGCAGCTAAATCAGTTAGTATTAATTCCGATACGGATATTAATTTACATGCGAAAAAATCTATTAGATTAGATTCAGAAAATATTTACTTAAATGCTACTAAAAACATTCGTGGTACAGCTAAAGATAAAATTGATTTATCTGCTGACGCTATCAATAACAGCGGTAAAAGTAAGTACAGTGTTAAAACAAAAGCTTGTAACTTAAAAAGTAAATCGTTAAGTTCGACAGCTACATCAACGAGTATATCATCTGCTATGTCATTATCGATGACAGGTTTAGCAACATCGATATCAGGTGGGGTGTCATTAGCGACGAGTGCACCAATGGTATTAGCTAGTTCACCTACACGGTTATACAACCCACTAGGTCCATTATCAGCTTTAACGTCAATGGCAACAACTGGTGCAAGTGTTGCTGGTGCAGTAAATTCTATTAGTGGTGCAATGAGTAGTGTGTCTAATACATTAGGTAGTGTATTAGCTAATATGCCAAGCGTTGATTTAGGTGCAGCATTAAACAAAATGGATATTGGTGATGTTGGTAGAATGGTATCACAATTAGATCCAAGTGAACTAACTGGAATGGTTAATAATTTACCAACAGAAGATTTAAAATCGATAATTAATAAATTACCTGGTGATGCAGCTGGTGCAATAATGACAGCTATGCCAACCGATGATGTATTTGATATGTTTACAAATATGCCAAGTTTTGATGTCGGAAATACATTAAGTAAACTACCTGGTGAAATGACCAGTAATTTAATTAAAAATATGAATAATGAAGGGTTAGGTAACCCATTATCAATTATTCAAAGCGGTCATGTTGGTTCTATTCTTAATTCATTACCGTCCAGTGATATAGGTGGAGCATTATCGTCACTACCGGTGAACCTAATTAACAATTTAAAAATTGGTGACGTTGGGTCTTTATTACAAAAAGCTACTAATACAGATGACGTAACAACATATTTACCAGATGATATTTTAGGTTTATCATTAGGTCATACAAGTCAAGATCATGCGTCAGATATATTATCAAAAATGACTCCAGAGCAATTAGAACGAGTTATTCCACATACACCTACTTCTAGAGTTCCATCAAATGATAGATATCAATCTATTGTTGATAGACAACCATTAGTAGATATGTCTAGTATTATCAGTAATATACCTAAAATTGAACAATCATATTTCCCTAAAAGTAGAATGTCACGTGCTGATATAGGTCATACTTTTAGAACGATGCCTGCATCATCTTTATCTAATATATTCACCGGAATGAACCCACAACATACGAACATGTTGATGCAATTAATGCATGGTGCTGATATTGGACATGTACTTGGAAACGTTGTTGATCCATATGGTGTTTTAAGAAATCTAGATTCTGATGTATTAATGAACATGGTAAGTAGAGTACCAGGTGCAAACTTTGCTAATATGTTTGAACGTATGGAGCATGGTGATATTGCAGCTATATTCGATACATTAGGTTGTGGTGGAATAGGAAATATGTTATCTGGTATGCATGGTGGTGACATATTAGGTACCTTAGGAATGTACTCAAACGTATTAACTGGTTTACCTGATGCAATAGGTAACGCATTAGCTAACTTCCCAGATATAGCAGGTATGTTAGAACATACATTAGGGAACATTCCAAACGTTAGTGAGATAGTAAGTGATTTAATGTCACAAATACCTGATGTAGCTGGAATGTTAGGTGGGTTACAAGCAATGTTAATGGCGTTACCTGTATCACTACATATGCCTCCATTAGAAATTCCAGGGTTAATGAGTTTATTAGATATGGGCGCATCTGCATTAAGTAACTTTATGGGTGTTTTAGGTGGTAATGTTGCTGGGTTAATGAATAGTTTATCAGCTGTTGGTGCTGCAAGTATCGCAGGTGTTGCTAATGCAGCTGTTAGTGCAGCTGGTGGTATAGTAGGTGGTGTTGTAGCTGAAGCCGCAAGTTTAACTTCCATGTTAAATACATTACCATCGTTAGGAATGTTAGGAAGTATGCAAGGTTTATTAGGTGCTGCTGTCGGCGTAGCGGGTAGCACATTAGATTTAAACCATTTAGGTAAAATGGCTGGTTCATTAGCTGCTGGACAATTAAACGGTATGAATGGTGTAGGACATTTAATGAGTTGTATGTCAGGGTATAGTGCTGGACATGTATTAGGTCATGCACACCCAGGTGATTTAGGCAATTTAATGTACGCTATACCAAACGGGTCAATGAAAAACGTATTAGATCGTATCCCAAATGAATTAATGGGTTCTATGATGAATAATATGCCTGTTGATGGGTTGAGCAGTATGTTGGGTAAAATGAATTCTAATGAAATTACTGGGTTGTTTAATGGTATGGATCCAAATATTGCAAGTGCTGTATTACCAAAAATGCAAGGTCCAAGAAAAGCGAACCCAGGTAATCCAGAAGAAGCAGGATACATAACAAGAATGCCAGGACATGAACCATGGGGTAGAACATACTCAGCGGGTGAATATGACCGTTCACCGAAGCACGACTATAATAGTCCTCATATCGGTAAAAACGGTGCCAAACGTAATAAAAATTGGAGAAGATAATGACCACGTATTCTGGTTATTCAACTATGAGTTTTAAATCCGGTACGAAAACGAAAGGTCAATTTCCGTCTAAACATACCGGTGTTATTGCTACTGAAGACGGTAATGTGTATACAGTATCAACAACATTACCTTTTAATACTATTGTACAACTAGAAAACCCTGGTAATAATACCTTTAAATTAGTAGATGTACCTTTAGTAGAAAGAAACCTTTTAAATCATATATTTACACGTAAAGGTTCAAGACGAATGATGGGTTCATTTGGTACAACGATACCAGACCTATTATTTGAACCATTGACTGATGATGCTATTGATACGATAAAAAGTGAAATAACAACAGTTGTAAAATATGATCCAAGGGTTTCACTTCAATATTTGAAAGTGACACCTAATTACGAAAAACATTCTATCACATGTGAGGTAACGTTATATTATATTGAATTAAATATGACAAATCGTTTAACTCTTAATTTAGAATTCACTTCATAGCTATAAATATTTTGGTTACTACCAATACTGGACACTTAAAAGACAATGTCAAAAATCCAATTATCAAAAGCAGAATCTTGGGACGCTATATACAAAGCATCTAAGTTTATTAATTTTACATCATTAGAATTTGCTACTGTTAAGCAATCTTTGATTGATTATTTTAAACTCATGCATCCAGAGTTTAATAACTGGATTGAGACAGATGAATTTGTAATGAACATAGAAGCGTTTGCGTATATTTGTGAATTATACGCATACCGCTTAGATATGTTATCTAATGAAAACTTAATAAGTCTTGCACAACGCAAAGATTCAATTCTTAGATTAGCTAAATTTATTTCATACAAACCGTCAAGAAACAAACCAGGTATTGGTTTAGTTAAAATGACATCAGTTATTACAACTGAACCTGTTTACGACATCAACGGTAACAATTTAGCAAACACTAAAATTATTTGGAATGATGCAAACAATCCAAATTGGAAGCATCAGTTCTTTGCTGTAATGAATCATGCTATCAAACAAACATTTGGTAATGTTGAACCATTGCAACGTACACAAGTATACGATCAAGTATTCGAAGTGTATACAATTAACAGTGTACCATTAGTTAATTGTGTTGTACCATTTACAATCAACCATCAAAATAAAACAATTGCTTTAGAACTTGTTTCTGCAGAGATTGATGCAAATGGTCCATATGAGCAAAGACCTCATACAACTAACCAGTTTAATATTCTGTATAGTACAGATGGGTTAGGTGATGCATCAAATAATACAGGTTTCTTCATATTAGCTAAACAAGGTAGGTTAAGCCGTATAAGAACATCGTTTACTGATTTAGCTCCACATACATCGTACCAACCTGCACAAACTAATATCAATGATATTGATGTATGGGTTAATCAAATCACGGTTAATGCAAACGAAAACCTAAATGAATTAAACACACCATTATGGGTTGAAACTGATACATCAAATGCACAAAATGTGATTTTTAGTGATAACAGTAGTCAGTATAGATATGAAATTGAATCGTTAGATAATGATGGTATCAAGATATGGTTCGGTGATGGTGATTATGCAAAAATACCATACGGTGATTTTGATATATGGTTACGTACATCTGACCCTGATCCAATTTCAATACCGCCAATAGCTATTAATAATGTTAATACAAATATCAAATACCTTGGAAGTGATGACAAAACTTACAACTTAATATTTGAATTTTCATTACAAAATGCAATACAAAATGCAAGTGTTAGTGAAAGTTTAGAACATATTAAAATAAATGCACCAGCTACATATTATACTCAAAACCGCATGGTAACAGCGAGAGATTATAATACTTACTTAATGCAAAGTAGTTCTATTCTTAAATTAAAATCTATAAACAGAACATATGCAGGTGCATCTAAGTATACAGAGCTTCATGATCCATCTGACACATATGAGAATATAACACACCTCGGTACTGATCTTTCAATGTATCTTGACATATACAAAGAAACAATCAAAATACCACTATCATATGCACCATTAGCAGTGATAACTAATTATATTCAACCATTATTGTCAAATGCAAATGCATCATTCTATAGAATGCAAACTGGTGTTGTTAGTAGAAGATATTTTACAAACACAGAATTTCATAATTTCTTATTTGATTTTATGGGTGCGAGATATTATGCAACTGATACCAATCCACCTAATGCAAGAATTCCATTTGCTATTTATGGTACATCAACTGGTTACACAGCTGCATTAGCAACATCTGATGATTGGTTGTTTCATATTGACCAATCTAAAACAGAATACACTATTAGATACAACGCTGCTAAATTAGTAGTACATAGTCCAACGACTAAATTTAGAGCGTATGATAAAGGTGATTCAATTACGTTATTATCAACAAATACATCTAATAATAGAACAAAAACATCATCTGAATTTTTACCGTATAATATAGAATTCCCAGTAACTGGTGCAAGAAAATATGATTCATTAAATGAGTTGAATGGTTTAACGGATTATAACAGTTTAGAAGTAACTATTAACGATAAAAATAATGACGGTGTACCTGACGTAGCTGATTTATATTACGTACTAGATAATGCTATACCTGTTGATTTAACAGCTGAGAAGTATTACACCTCAACTGCGACTAATGGATTGTTTAACCATGTATTCGATATGGCATTTGATTCATTGGAGGTTGTATTACCGACATTGAACTTAGGTTATGAAGTATTGGTAATGGATATTGAAATAACCGGTGATGTTGATAATAATATTGTATTTGATGAAAAAAGTGCAGTTGTTACAGATACAGTAACTATTTCTTCTTATGGTATCAATACAAAAGTAATCGTTAATATTAAAGATTATGTTTATTTTACCAGATCATCTATAAATCATCCATTTACAATAACAGATCAAATTGCAAAACGCCAATGGTATTCTGAGCACGCAGCTGGAAATAATGTATTTTATACACGTAAACCTGGTCGTACTAATTTGTCATATGTATGGAAACATACAACACCGTTAGCTAATAGAATCAATCCATCTACTACTAACATTATTGACTCGTTTATTATCACCAAAGGTTATTACGATAACATAACTAAATGGACTAATGGAACAATTCCAAATAGACCAGCAAAACCAACTCAGCTTGAATTATCAACAGCTTATAATTATCTAACAGGTAACAAAATGATATCTGATGAGTTAATCATTAGATCTGGTGAATTTAAAGTATTATTTGGTAGTAAAGCTGATCCTAAACTTCAAGCTAAATTTGTTATCGTAAAATCACCATCAGTGACTTATACAGATATTCAAATAAAATCAGCTGTTATTAACGCAATTAAAGATTTCTTTGATATTACATATTGGAATTTCGGTGATACGTTTAACTTTACAGAATTATCAACATCAATTCATAATGTATTGTCAGCGCAAATATCATCAATTGTTATTATACCAAAAGAAAGTTTAAATCATTTTGGTTCATTATTCCAAATTGGTGCAGAAGAAAACGAAATATTGATACCGCACGTATCAATAGACGATATTGAATTTGCATTAGCGTTAACACCAACAGCAATCAATATGTAAAAAAAGACCCCTTTCGGGGTCTTCTTTTATTCTAAAAATTTTCGAATATTCTCAATAGCTGATTCAAATTTAGCCTGAATCTCGGGTAATGTGTCAGCTGTTGTTTTATCATCTCGTAATGTTTTAAATCTTGGTAAAAATAACGAATACGTACCATTTTCTGTTTTTGGTTTCATAATCGAATTGGCTTTACCTGTTAAGATTGTACCAATTAAATTTTCACGGTTAACAGATATATCTTTACGAACATTATCTTTAAACCCAGAGAAATTAACTTCTAATAGCTGATCTCCAGATTTACATAAAATAGACCCAAATAAATCTTTATTTTTGCCATTACCAGCATTAAAGCTTACAATTTCAAGATCAATATCATCTACTTCAAGTTTCAATTTAACTTGAAACTTACTTGTTGTATCTTCCCAAATAGCGTCAGGATGTTTTAGAACTGTACCTTCTAACCCTAAACGTAACATTTCTTCGAAATGATCAATAGCTTCATCTACACTATAAACGATTCTTGTTTCAATAACTCGAACGTATTTGTGATCATCAGGTAACGAACTACATTGACGTTTTAAATTAGCTAACCTATCAGCGTATTTTACATTGTATTTGTTGCCTGGTTTTGATTCAGATAATGGAATTTGATCCCATACCAAATAAACAGCTTCTTCACCAGGACCAAAATCACCGCCCTTAGCTACACTATTCATGATACCGTTACTAATTTCACGGTCAAGAATTTTACCATCTCTCATAACGAGAAACTCACCATGTGTTTGGGTATTATCATCAAAGTATTCATTTAAAGCATCAACGACGCCAGCGAACTTTTCATTTGGTAAAGCTATACCAGAACGACTCAATAACTCAATTTCACCTGATTTAATTTTGTTACCGTTGTTGTATCTACCATCAGCTTTTAATTGTGAAATAATACCTTTTGACCAATCCCAAGTCTTAATCTTTGATGAACTTAATGACGAACATCTCATATAAGGAAACTCTGGAATCAAATCTTTCCAAATTTTATTAACTGTAGCTGTATTAACACCACATCTTAAATCACGTTTAATGATACGTTCGATAATTGAAGCATCTTCACTACTAACACGCATTAAGATATTTTTAAGATGTTGAATACCTTCACCACCTGTATAGGTGCGTGATGATAGCTTATCTAATTTATCAATAGCTTTCGATAATGATAATTCTTCACTAATTTGAGGATATGTAGGAATTGCTTTGATATAATAGTTTACTGTTGGATTTAGCGCACGTTCAAATACTCTTATTAATTCATCATTTTTTTCGTTATCTTTTAAAATTTGAAGTTTTGTATTAGTTTTTGACTCATTTGTAAGTGAGTTTAAAATATCGTATACGCTCATTCTTTATCCTTTTTGTAAGAGTTGGTTCTATTGAAAAATATTATAGTAAGTATCAATTGAATAATAAAAAATGATAACAACCCGCACATTACCACTATAATAATTATCAATGCATAATCTAAGGGTATT